AGCAAGCGACCAAGAAACATGGCTGAAGCAACATTCACGATCCGCGCCGTGGACGCGACACGGCAGGCGTTCATGCAAGTTCAAAACTCGCTGAAACGTATTCAAGGTTTTGCCAACGAAGCCGCGCGATCCATTAAAGGATTTTTGGGAATGGCAGCAGTTACGGCTGTAATGCGGAAGGCAAACCAGCAACTTGAAGCAGCCGAAGAAAACGCGAAGCGCCTTGGCTTGACTGCCGAGGAACTGGATCGACTTACCATCGCGACAGATAAACTAGACCAAGCAAATTTCGCACTTCAACGAGGTCTGGCAAAAACTGCGATTGCTGCCGTTGGTGCTTTCACCGTAGGGAAAAACGCCGCTGAGGCGACGGAGATTCGCATTGCGCGCGCCGGTGAAGAATTGGTTAACCTGCAAAACGAGGCTCAAAATTTAGGTCGAGAGTTTCAAGATCTTGGAAGAAGTGAAAACATTCTAGCCAATGAGGCTATGGCTCGCGCCCGTGCCATGAAAGCCCAAGGCGAAGCAATGTTCGGACAGGATCCAATTAAGGCGCAGCAAAAGATCAACGCCGCTCTGCAGTTGGAGATCAGCGCGCAGAAGACGCTCAATCAATTGAGCGAGGAGCAGAAAAAACTGATGATGGATCTTGGTAACGCCCAAGCTAAGGTTTTCTCTGGAGCTGTTCCGGTCGCAGACAAAATCGCTCTTTTGCGCGCAAGAGAAAGAGATATTTATAAGGATCTTGCGCTTATCAGAGATGATGATCTAGAAAAACAAGATAAACAAATTAAGCTCACGAAAGACTTGGTTCAAGTCTATGAGCAATTAGCACCTCTGCTTGAAGAGCAGCGTCAGCTAGCCACTGATGCAGCTGATATGATCGCTATGGGTTTTGAGGATGCTATTTTATCAGGACAAAAATTGTCTGATGTTTTGAAGAACCTTGCGATGGACTTGATGCGGTTAATCTTTCGCAATGTCATTACTGCTCCTTTGGCTGGAGCGATTGGAAATTTCTTTGGTGGATTCTTGGCTGAAGGTGGACCGGCAAGAGCAGGGACTCCCTACGTTGTCGGTGAAAAAGGACCGGAGCTATTTGTCCCTGGCTCAAGCGGCACTGTGATTCCCAACGACCGCATGGGACAAATGGGCAGCGCGGCCGGCGGTCCCACGATCAACATCTCCTACAATATCCAGTCCGGCGTATCTCGTGCTGAGTTGCAGCCGATCCTTGAGAATGAGCGCAAGCGTCTGCGCGTCGAGATTCCCGACCTTGTGCGCCGCGGTGGTTCCTACCGGAGCGCCTTTGCCTAAGCCATGCCGATCTCCTATCCACTTACGCCGCCTTCGCCGTTCAAGGTCAGCAAGCTATCGCTGACCGGAGTCTCGGCGCGTTCACGCTCGGTGTCGCCATTCACCTTTCAGGTGCAGCAGTACAACTGGCCTGGGCAGGGGTGGCTCGGATCGGTGGAATGTCCTCCGATGGTGCGCTCGGACGCCGAGCAGGTCATTGCGTTTCTGTTGGCTGCGCAGCGTGGCACGTTCTACTTCCGCGACTACAGCAACAGCGCGCCGCGAGGAAACGTCACCGGCACGCTGACAGTGGCGAGTGCAACGGCCAACGGAACGACGCTAGGAATTTCTGGCGCGACTGGCACCTTTGCCGTTGGAGACTGGCTGCAAATCTCGACGTCGCTCTACAAAGTCATTCAAGTGAACTCATCAAGTTCTGTTGACGTGTTTCCAGTGCTGCGAGCAAGCTACTCAGCTGGCACGTCGATTGTGACCTCTAGTCCGCAAGGCGTCTTTCGCCTAGGAAACAATCAGACCGACTGGTCTATCGAGTTGGCCGGCATCTACGGCGTGTCCTTTTCTATCGTCGAGGAGATTCCGCAATGAGCATCACAGCAGCAGGCAGGACCATGACGGCTGGTATGGTGGCCGAGGTCACTACCGCGCAACTGTCACCCATCCTGATGGTCGACATGGAGTTTTCGACGCCCGTATACCTATGGACCGGGTACGGCACGCTGACTTACGGTGGGAAAGGATACCTTGGAATGGGCGATCTCGGCAACGTGGCGCCGATTGAAGAGACGACGGATCTGTCCGCGCGTGGCGTTACGTTTCAACTTTCCGGAGTTCCCACCGCGTTCATCTCTCTCGCGCTGGATGAAAACTATCAAGGCCGCAATTGCTCGATCATGCTCGGTGCGCTGTCGACGACGGCCTCGCTGATCGCGTCACCCGTGACCGTCTTTGTCGGTAAGATGGACGTGATGGCGATCTCGGACGACGGCGAGCAGGCGCAAATTACAATGAGCGCCGAGTCGCGACTGATCGACTTTCGGCGTGTCCGCGAGAGTCGCTACACCGACGAGGAACAGACTGCCATTGATCCGACCGACAAGGGTCTAGAGTTCGTGACGGCCATTCAGGAAAAGACGATTTACTGGGGCAATCCGAACCCGACGAATCCTGGTTTGTGGAATGGTGGCAACGACGCGCCGGAAACTGATCGCAATCCAGACCGCATTATATGATCCGAGTCGACAACTGGCGCACGCTGCTCGCGCAGTTTATCGACGAACGCCGCGACCGCGCGTTTGAATGGGGCAGCCATGACTGCTGTCTGTTCGCTGCGGACTGGATCAAGACAGCAACCGGATACGATCTCGCAGACGGATTTCGCGGACGATACAACTCGGCACTCGGTGCGCATCGTCTCACCGCCTCTCTTGGCGGCCTAGTGCCTTTCGTGGCTCATTGTCTCAAAGAAGTGGCACGGCCTACCTGTGCAAGCCAAGCGACTGCTGGCGACCTAATCGTGCGCGATTCAGGCGATGGTGACTGTATCGGAATTGTCCTCGGCGCGCAGTCCGCATTCGTAGCAAAGCACGGTCTGGAATTTTTGCCAACTGGCCTTCAAGCAGACGCTCGTTTCTGGAAACTTTAAGCCATGCCGAATCTGATTGTAAATGCCGCGTATTATCTCTGGCTTGGCCTACAGACGGCAGGCATCGCAATTTCGCAGACCGCAGCGATCTGGGTCGTCAAGACTGTGGCAGTGGTGGGCGCTTCGATGGCGGCCTCAAAGCTGCTCACGCCGAAGATGCCGAGCATGGCCGATTCGCTCGGGTCGCGTGGTCAGATGGTGCGCTCCCCTATTTCTGCGCGTCAGATCATCTACGGTCAGAGCAAGCTGTCTGGCACGGTCGTTTACCTTTCGGTGACCGGAACGAAAAACGAATATCTCCACATGGTGATTGCCGTTGCAGGCCATGAGGTGCAGGAGATCGGCGACGTTTACTTTAACGAAGACTTGGTGCTGACCGGATCGGCAGATGGTAGCGCGACCGGAAAGTACGCTGGCTACGCCGACATTTACAAGAAGCTGGGCGCATCCGGACAAACTGCCTTCTCAACGCTAGTCACCGACACCGCGTCGTTGACCGATGGCAAGTGGACAAGCGATCACAAGCTGACCGGAATTGCGTGCGTTTACGTTCGGCTCAAGTGGAACACCGAGGTGTTCGTTGGTGGCATTCCCAACGTGTCCTTTATCGTAAAGGGCAAAAAGGTCTACGATCCGCGCACGGCGACGACGGCTTACTCTGCAAATCCTGCGCTGTGCTTGCGTGACTACCTCACGTCTTCGCTTGGTCTAGCGATGGCAAGTGCCGAAATCGACGACACCGCCTGCAACGTGGCCGCCAACGTCTGCGACGAGCAGGTGCAGATTCTGCCGCTCTCTCCGACTACCTACGAGAACCGCTACGAAGCACACGGCAGCATCACGACCAGCGAGGCACCGGATGCCGCGATTGCAAAGCTGCTGTCCGCGATGGGCGGTCTGATTGCGTACTCATCCGGCAAGGTGGTGATGTACGCTGCGACGTATCAGATTCCGACTATCAGCCTAAACGAGAAGCACTTCGTCGGGCCGATGTCAGTCACCACTCGCACAAGCGCGCGAGACCGAGTCAACACGGTCAAGGGTGTTTACGTTTCGTCTGATAACCAGTGGCAGCCGGCCGACTTCCCAGTCATCACGTCGACAACCTACGTCACAGAAGACGCCGGGATCAAGTACACGCGCGACGTGTCGCTGCCATTCACGATCTCGCCTTCATGCGCGCAGCGGCTCGCTGTTGTTGAACTACGGCGCGCGCGCCAAGAGATCATCCTGACCGCTCGCTTCCGACTTGAGGCGATGCAGTTGCGCGCCGGTGAAACCGTGATGATTTCCAACGCGAAGCTAGGTTGGACGAACAAGGTTTTCGAAGTGATGGAGTGGACCTTCGTTGCGGATAGTCAGCCGCCAC